CACTGCCTTCGATAATCACCGTTATATTTGTACCGGATGATTGTGGTGCCAGAGAAGGAACCTGTTGAACCGGCTGTGTCGCTGTGTCGCTCGGGGCTAATGGCATACTGGATGCAGAGGGACCACTGCCAAATGATGTACCTTTTATGGCTTCGACTTGTGCTATACCGGCTGCCAGGTGGGCGGCAGCCATAGCGGCTGCCAGTGGCATTGGGTAGTTTTCGAGCGATTTAGCGACACCGGCATGAGTGCTGATAATGGCGTTGGCTATGCCTGCCGCTTTATTGAGTTCGAATAATTTTCGGTTATGTTGTGCTACGCCTGACGTGATATTAACCAGTTCACCGACTACGGTTTTAACCTGATTTTTTGATGACATGGCCTGAAATTTTTCAAGGTTTGTCATGCTTTTTAATTTTAGGGCGGCTAGTTTTCCTTCGTGTTCTGCATTTAGGTCGTAGATTAGTTGCAGGTGTTCTTGCTCTGACACAAGATCCTCAATTGCAGCCTCATCAGCAATTGTCAGCTTATTAAAATATGATTGCCTTATTGCATCCTCTTCTAAAAGTAATGATGTATTAAGACGGTCTAGCTTTGATTGCAGTGCTTTAATTTCTTGAGCACCTAAACCAGCATCAAGTACATCATCATCGTCATCATCATCGTCATCATCTTCCTGTGGCTTGTTTACTTTCCACATTCTTGACCTGATTAATTCTAAATTAGATGCTTGACGTACAACTGCCTTTAATAATACCAACTCCCTTTTTGCTTTATCCTCTTCACCAAAATACACAAATTCTTCATACCTCATTTGTGTCTTTACCAGCTTATCCATTATTTCTTGCCGGTGCTGGATACTGCTTCCTATATCCGATTTATTAAACATGTCATACCATGCTTCTGTCGCTTTACCAATCGAAATGGTAATACCCTTTCCCATCCTTCCGATAGCTTTTGTCGCATTATTTGTCAGTTTTATAACATCAATTAACACGCCAGAAAGCTCAACCGCCATTGACTGTCTTAAACCATCAAATTCCGCAGTTAAATCTTTGGTTGCTTCGCCAAGCTCTACCAGTTTATCTGACTCTAATTGAGTCAATGTCACGCCTGTTGCATCAGCCAGTTCCATTAACCGTTTTAGTTCCTTTGAATCATCTTTCAATAATGGCAGCAACAAGGTGGCATCATTTGCCAGTGCTTCCATGATTTGAACTTTTTCACCTTGTGTCTGCACCTGGTTGAGAGCCTTAGCAATGTTTAACAACTGCTGATCGGGTGATAGTTTTGCCATGTCTTCAATGGAAAGATTCAATCCATCGAGCGCTTCTTTGGCTTCGCCTCCTTTATTACGATAAGCATCACCGATTTTTTCGGTAACGTCTTTCATAATGTCGGCCATTTTATCGGCCTGAATGCCTACCGATTCGGCAGCAAATTGCCAGGCGGTTAATGATTCGATGTTGATGCCGAGTGCTTCGGAATATGCCTGCGCCTGCTTTGCGCCTTCAACCTGCCTGCTGATCAGCAACCCGATACCACCAATACCGGCCAGCCCCGCAAAGCCTACGCCCAGCTTGCCGACGATACCGTCAAGTTTTTGCATTCCTGCCGTGGCACTTTTTACAGCAACTTTGGTTTTGTCGCTGGCACTGAGTACAAATTTAGTCTGGTGTGTTGTAGTGACCATCGATCACCCCCATGGCTTTGATGTATTTATTGGGCTGGTTGTATAACCCACCAGATTGAAGCAATACGCCATTTTTATAATGACGGTAAAGCCGCAAACATTCGTGCGTGAAAGCAGTGATTAGTGGTAATAAACAGGTTTTTGATTTGATAACGCTTTTTACTTCCCATTGTTCGTATGACGATGGACCACGGCTACCAGGGCGGCTACCGTCGAGGTCGCAGTGATGATGCGTGCAGGTGGCGCAATCAAACTGCTTGTGGTTTTTTGTTACCTCGACGGCAATCATTAGTTTCCCTCTTCTTCTCCGGTCAGTGTGCTGATGTTGATGATTCGCGAGGCCAGTTCGCTGCGGATCGGGTGTGGAATTAACCGCATGTTATCCATGTTAAAAACAACGGCACCTTTGCTGTCGTTAAAGTTTGCCCAGTCGAGCAAGGCTAAATCAAGACAGCGACTACGGCCTTTGTTGGTGATGAAGACCTGATTATTTTCCATTGTTAAAAAGTCGGCGATTTCTCCGAACTCGGCACCGTCAAGCGGGCGAATTCTGAAGGTTGTCGGGTTTTCACCTTGCTGGCCTTTGGGCTGGTACCACTGCGGGTTTAATCCTTCAATTGCTTTGATCATGGTTTTTCCTTAAGTGAACAGCAGGGTGAATTCGTCATCACCCGATACTTCGGCAGCACCAAAGGCAATATCAAGCGCGCGTTGTGATTCGCGGTCACCCTGGGCTACGGATCGATAAGCCACGGCGGGCATATCCAGCTGGTATCGATTTCCGACAGTAGAACCCACCACACCGGTGGCCAGTGCCATGGTGGTGCCTGCTTTCCAATCTGCGTCAAAATCATTGGTGGCGATTAGTTCATCGAGTGGATCGAAAGAGCCTGCTACATCACGCGCTGTAATTCGTAACTGGCCAAAGCCGTCAGACGCGCCGACTGATTTCGGCTTGCTGATGGTGTTGGCCAGATCAAAACTTAAATTGCTGATATCGGCGGCATATCCACCAATATCAAACGGGCGGTTGATGTAGGGAACCGGCACGGTGGCATCATAAGCACCGTTGACAAATGTGGTGTCGGTTGCGGTGCCTTCGTGGCCGGTGAAGGTAAAGCTTGCCATGCCGACTTGCCCTGCTTCCATTTTGAACGATACATTGCCAATGGCGTCTTCCAGCACTTTGCGTTTACCGTCCTGGTAATAGTGAAAGGTCATGTATTGTTGGTTTAATGATGCGGGTTTATAGCTGCATGACGTGCTGGCCACAATGGTTTCGACCATGCCACAAGCCACCATGCTGTGCGCCATTTCGGGCGGGCTGCCTGCAGTGCCTGAACCTTTTAGCTCTACATCAAAACTGATTTGAGCAAGGCCACCAGCATACAGTTGCTTTAGTGTGCCGAGCGTGCCTTTTAAAATGGGGCGGCTGATCATGTTGGTGTCAACATAGCTGTGCTGCAAGTTGCTGATCATGATGGCATCGGCATTCGGGTCGAGCGTTGCGGGCGTGCCGTGTGCGCTTTGAACTTTGCCAACGATAATTTCACGGATGGTTAACATTACTTAGCCTCCTTTTTAGTTTCTTGAGAAACTTTTTTTTCGACAGGTTTGTCGGCCTGCCGTGGGTTGTTTTTGTCGAGTCCGCCGTTTTGCGGCTTCATTACTTTTTTAGTCATGATAGTGCCTCTGTTGATGTGCCGCTGTGGCGGTAAATAATCCGCCAAATTTGCAACTGGCGGGCTGTAGGTTGTTCTTGTGTTGATTCAATATCGGGTTCCTGATCTTCTACCAGTTCGGTGGTGATAACGAAGGCCAACCCCTGTGAAATATCGGCCATAAGGGCTGCGAATATTTCTGTTCTAATTTGATTAAGTTCTGTTTCCAGATTGGTTGTTGCTTTAACGTGACTGGTAATTAACACGCTTAAGCTGCGGGTTACATGGTTTAAGTTTCTGCCTTCATCGAGCACGGCATCGGTGCCCTGGGCAATGGTCAGTGCTGGCGTGGTGGCCAGGTTATAGGCCCGTGCACGGCTTACATTGGCACCCGTGGTGGCAAGCCCGGTTAAGGTGGTTTCAATTTGTGCCAGTATTTGTTCGGCCAGGTGCATGTTATGCGGACTCCAGGTTTAATACGCTGGTTCGGTCGCCTTTTTCTTTTTCGCGCACGGTGTACGTGCTGCCATCAATATTGATGGTGTCACCGATGGAAACCAGATCGGCATCATCGTTCATACAGCGGAAGGTAATACCACGACCATCGATGTCGAAACTGTTGTTGTACCCGTGCAGGAATATGCCCCAGATCGATTTGCCGGTGGTAAGATCCGCAGCCGTGCGAAAGTCTGTGCTTTCGACAAGGCCACGGATGTCTTTGGTGGTTGTTACTGGCATTTTATTCTGCTGGTTTTTCTTTCTTTGCTGGCAGCTCTGCCTTGCCAATTGCAATTAAATATTTTGCATCCTTTTCGCTGACTTCAGGCGTCGCGCCTACTTTGCAGGTTTTACCCTTAACCATGCATTGTTTTAATATTTTAACTTTCATGTTGTCACCTTTTAGTTA